GACATGGGGGTCAAACGGGTTTGTGAGAGAAAGTCTCCACTTTTGGAGTGCCTCACTGGCGGCTCCCTGGTTCGCCCACTTGGGGCCGTTCGTCCTGTTATTGTTAGACCTCTTCTGTGGTCTGGTTTTTGAGTTAAGATTACGTCGACGGGTAATCACCTATTTCTTGTTCTTGTTCTTCTTCTGGGATTCCATTGAATGATGCATTTTGCTCCTGTCTAATGATAGGAGCTGGAATCGCTCGTGGAACTCTTGGAGGATACACAACAATAGGATATTCATTGTTAAAGAATTCCCACAATTGTTAATTTGTTTACGATTAACTATCAGGGAAATATGAATATTCTAAGTTGGCTATACCCTCGAAAGGAACTCGACGTAGGTTCTCTAGAATTCCGATTTTGTGATCGGCTAGAGCTGAACTCTCGAACAGAAGTTTTTGCAATTTCTGATTCTTCTTAACAGGATGTAATTTCCGAAACCTCTTCAGCTTATCGAGGGCTGATTGGTTGATCCTATACTCGATTTTGTTACGAGATGTAATCTTAAGAAACTCCAATTCCTTATTCTTCAATTAATCTTTCTGAAGAATAAGAGGTGAAGTTAATGGTTTTGATTCAGATTACCTTTTGGAACTGTTGGTTATAATAGGATCCCTACCCAGGGGGTCTTGAAGGTATAACTCATGTCCTAAACGGGGTACATCCGAGTACTCCCTAACATATCTAGGATTATTGTGATGAGCTTTCCTCTCTTTGAGGGTGTCGATATAGAGCTCGGTTTCATCTTGAACGGGGGTTACCACACCCCGAAAAAGTGGTAATGCCAAACTGGGGCCCTTTTGAATGGTAGTTTTGACATTAGAGACTACCTTATTCCATAATGCAAAGGATAAGGATTTTTGTGACAAGGTCATATTAAGTTCGCCTGCAGTTTTGAATCCAAGCCCACCCAAGTGTGGATGGACTTACAAGTTGAGCAACCCTTTAAGTGTAAGTCGCTTCAGGTCATTTTAGTTGTAAAATTTGAACCTACTCCAGAAGTACTTTTCCGTGTCTCCAAGTTCCAGTCTATGCAGATCTTCTTGAAATGAGTTCCAAGACTCCACAGGTGTGATTTAAATTCGACAATCTCGCGGTTGCGAGAGGGTAGAACCCAAAATGAAATTGGGATTGATATATGGTATTTGTTTAAACTATACCTTGTCAAATTTTAAAACACTTTTTGGACTCTTCATAAGAATACTTAACACATCCGTTTTATATAACGATGAGTTAATAGTAAAATATTCCGATGAAGTGAGATTCTTTCCAGGGGACAAGTCGAAACCAACTTTTTAAATTTCTATAAGCCATAAATCGTAAAGGCTGGTATCCGCGAGAAAAAGGATAACATCACCGTTAATTAATACAGCGATTTAGCTTGGTTGAGGAGCTTCAACACCTAGTTGATGACATCTCGCCTTGACAGCTCTATAGAAGCATATAAAGTTTGCTGCGCATAGAAAGGGAAAAGATAGAACTGAACCCATTAATTATCCATTCGTTTATTTCTTTCCTATAAACGGTTATTCCAAGGTCCTCCTGTTCCAACCAACTCGAATTTCTTTTTTAAGACCGGCCACCTGGGCCGAGTCATCCTCATTTGGAGGGTAATAAAGGAATTACTCAAGGAGATTGGACCTGAAAGCGTCTTTCATGCAATCAGGGGAGTCAGTATATGTTAGGACTGTTTCGAGGGCTGATTTAGTGAAGTTAATCGACAGATTGTCTGTCGCTGCACTATAATCACCGGAAACAAAAAAGATCCTCTAACTGCTCCTTAGGTAGATTGGAAGTTTTCCCTCACTGAGAAGATTAGGCAAGAGAATGTCTATGTCAGCATCACTATAAGTGAGTGCGGTGTTTGTCAATTTGAATTAACGACATTCATCTAAGCGACTCTTTATCTTCTTTTAGAAGGGTCGGGATAAATAAGAAGTAAGGAAATGACTCTTAGTTATTGTTCTTATTTTGAGGGGTTCTAACAAAGGGACAACTTGTGTACACTTGTATATGGGATCCAGTAGATTGAGGGATTCTACGTGCCTGGTGAAGAGACGCCAGTTAACGCCTCCATAATCGAAAAAAACATGACCTTGGAAACCGGAGCTTTATGCTTCCTCCGTGGTAAATGTATTTTCGATTCGATGGTTGGTAAGGTACGATTTATATACGTCACTATTATCCATGATGTGTTGTTCATAGTTAAGGAGAACATCAAAAGGTTGTTACCGCCTAAAGAGTAACCTTTCCGCTTTAGCAATACAAGCATGTCCCAGGAACTAAAGTATGCGATCCTATATACCAGAATTGAAAGTATAATTCTAACTTTACATAATTCCATTAAAGAATAGATCGTATAATCTAGAACCATGTGACAAAATGTGGTTCAACTTGTAAATAGCAGCTCTTTAACCTCCTTCTGCTTTCCGGATACCGAATGAAGATCCGGCTCCACACTCCCAAGGCTTATCAAAATTGATTTTAAGATGACCAGAATTCTTCTTGACTCTATCTCCTTTCTTTTTAGACGAAAGGATCTTAACATTAAGTTAAAAAATGTATTAGAGACAATCAAGATCATCCTGGTCCTCATTGTAGGGTAGTGGCTCAACCTCACATAATTTCTGTTCATGTGATTTGAGTGCATCGTCGACAAATGATGCAGGAACTTTTGAACAACCTCTCTTGACACCCTAGAGGATACTCCAAGCAGCTTTATAACCTTTATATCCTCTTTTGGTTAAAAGGAAAATAAGATTGTTAAGTCTCGAACTAAAGGGATTAAGACCTCGGGGTTTTGGGGGGAGGAAGGTCTCAGGGTTCATTGCCTTAAATAAACGGGCAATTGGGACGGTGAAGAGGTATTTCGACCACTTCACTATCAGAACCATCAAGTCTGGTTTGTAGTAACCAGCATCCCAGGAATAGTTGAGAAGTCTCTAGAGATTATGGAGATACAACTTGGGAACCTAACTTCTTCTTTAGGTGCTAAGAAAGGGGTAAATTACTTCATGAATTGAACGTATTATGGAGAATATAAATAGGGTGTTATCGAGATATTCCTCTTCGATAACAAAGGTACCTGTTCCAGGCGTAATAAAGATGGGACTATCGATGTCCTATCGCGGGCCTTCTGCAATTGAAAAGTTTTGTGTTTAGCTTACAAACTAGACGAACTTGTTCATGGCGGGGGAACGATCGAACTCGAAATGTAAAAGATTCGAGATCGTGGGACGAGAGACTACCTAGTCTCTTGTCAGCATGTACGCACAAACATCTAATAATTCGAAGATCAATGTTGGTTTTGAATTATTGGTTTTGATCATAAATTCTTTTGAATTTGTG